ATGTCTTCTTTTTTCAGGCTATTCAGCTGTTTCAATGTGGAAGAGCTGGTCTGCGAGCCAATGTTTTTGTTGTCTTCTTTTTCTTTGCGGTTTTCTTTCTTTTCTTAAGACGATATTCCTTCCACGCCTTCTTTGCTTCCAGCTTCTTTAATCGCAAATTTTCTGCCACCAACTTTTCTTCTTCTGGAGAAGATTCTCCGGATCTTTCTTTAATCATAGAAATCGTACCTTGTCTCCTGCCATACATATCATCTTTTTCATCTTGAGTAAGTTTTCGCCAATTCCTATTCTTCGATAAATAAACATCTGGAGTTTCGACTTCCATCCTTTTCTTTACATTTTTCAATGCTTCTTTCTGTATTGCTGACGCTCTCTTAATTCTATCCGTTATATTCTCCTTTTTTTTCGGTCGTATTTCGGGTTCTCTTTCTCTTTTCCCGTATGCACCATACTCCTGCTTACCTTCCTGTCTTGCTTTTACTTCTCTCGCTAATCGTTCTCGTGCATACTTAATCTCTCGCAGCTGCTGAGGTGTAAATTCATGTTTTTTCAGTCTTAATTCCGGTGCCATCATATTCTTCTTGTCTTTACCGTTTGACATTATATTGCTCTCCTGTCTATTTCTCGTACTATCACTCTTTAACTTTCCATAATAATCAGGTTATTATCTAAAACTTTTTGACAAAATAAAATCATTGTGGTTGTGCCTGGTTCATAGCCTCCAATATCTCAGGATGCTTCATCAACACTTCGTTAATAGCGTCCTCATCAGTTCCTTGCATAATCTGCTGTTCTTCCGGTGTTAGGTTGGCCATAGCTCCATCACCACCAGCCTGTTCTTGGCTCATAGCCTGGCGAACAAAGTCCTTTGCTCTACCTTTGTCTCGGATGAACTGACTGGCATCAATCACCATTTCTGGTGGTACCATACCGGCCTGTGCCAACATCATCGTCTCCTGGAACTCTGCCTGTTGATCGTGCGGTAGTGTGGATCCTACGGCTATCTCATAATCGAAACTGTTTGAGGATATACCTTGTGCTCTCATATCACTGGGATCCGTTGTCTGAAATCCCATTTGACCAGCATCATCCTTCACTCTCTGTGTGATCGGCTGATCCATCATTTCTGTAATGATATACGCCCAATGTTCGGCAAGATCCTGTATCATTTCAGTAATTTCCTCCATCTTCGGTTGCAGCCTGCCTACGGTCTGCATCCTCAAGATCTGTGCGTGCCTGCCAGATTCACTTGATGACGCTGACTTACCTCGATATGCGTCTTGTACACCGGTCATATTGTCAATCTTAGCATCCAGGTATTGTAGTGCCGACAGTACATAGTTCGGCATTGGTGGCGGTGTTTCCCAGGCTACCAGTCCTGGTGCGTTTGGTGACACCACATTACCAGGCTCGTTGTTCAGCTCGTTCGGTCTTATACCGGAAGACTTGGATACTATACGCTGTGGATTAGCGGTGAGCCTGATGTTATCCACTATCTGTGATATAATCATATTCTCTGCCTTCATCAATGATTCTACCTGGCTCGCTTCCGATCTACCCCAAAATGAGCCTGACTCTGAATAGTTCTTGCTCATAAAGAACGGTAGTCTTCCATACGGATTCGGACCATCAAACAGTATCTTGTCCTTTTCTGATCGTGCAATAATGGTGACTCTGCCTTCAGGATATTTCGGCATTGACATAGTGCTTTCTGATTCTACCACCGATCCATCTGGCATTGTGATCGTTTCCGGTATTTCTTCCACTGATTCGTCATAATACCAACACTCAATGATTAAAGCCTGTTCGGTGGAATAAGCATATCCGCCAGTACCTTGTTCTTCCAGTGTCTCTACACGGCTATTGTTAGTGTCACCGATTGGTGACTTGATGGTACTTCCACCACCGCCTGGTGCTGCCTCAACCTGTTCCTTCCACTGAAGAGATCTGAACTCGTCCAGGTTGCCTTCTGGTGCTATATCCACACCGAATACCCGCTTAACATCAGATACATACATCACTGGTGCGTGAATGAAATATGTCTTTTCGCACTCTCTTAAACTGCTGGCATACGGATCAGGAAATGCCGTGAACACATCCACCACATCCACTGCAATCTCACCAGTGTACGGATCCATCGTTGACTTCATAAATCCGTTACCGTAAGACATCATATTCCGGAAAGCCTCACGGATCTTGCGGTTCATTTTCAACATACGCCAATAACGATCGAACTGCCTTTCCAACATTTCTGAATACTCCATAGATTGCTCATCATTCGGCAGCACTTCCAGCTTCGGAGCTCTGGCCGTTATGATAGGTACAATCGTCTCTATGGCCTCAAATACAGCGTTTGAGGTTATCTTGGACTTGTATCTCGGCATTTTCGAGTGTTTCCAGTGGTTGCCGTATAATAGATCTTCCGAATTACGCCAGTTGGATGTCATAGCGTCACGGTGTGTCTTGGCAAAGTCAAACATTTTTACCACGCGGTCATAAAGTTTCTTGTTTTCAAAGTTCATTTTCGGTTGTACAGGCATATCATAGTCTCCGTTTTAGTTACTCATCCAGTCGCCGGTGTACTGTTCCGGCTTCATCAGTTTTTCAATTCTTTTTCCGAGCTGTGTCTTTTTATGCTTTGGTTCTTCCAGTGTCAGTAAGTGCATCATTGCATACCGGTCGCAGTCGGCTATATGGTCCTCACATTTCTTGTCCACATCATCAGGTTTCTTGGGATCATGTACGACTGACGGCAATAGTTTAATAGTGTTCAGACAGTTCGAGAATATGCGGTATCTCGGTGGTTGTGTAACGGTAGTGGATCCATCGTCAGCCGTCTCGCCACGCCAATCCAGGACTTGTCTAAGCCTGGTCCATCCGGATATACGGTCGTTATTCGCTTTCAGCAGTGGTATGCCGGCTGATATCATTTGGCTTGCTATTGACTTGTCGGAATAGGCTTTATCGTTTCTACGGCTCATCGGGTTAGTGATCCACATAGACGGATCTCCGACTGCCATTGAGACATCATCATTACTTGACAGATCCAGTATCTCTTGAGCCAGGCCATACGGTTCACGTTCGGTAACATACAGTTCACGGTACTTAACTATATCGCCATCAAACGACCTGGCGTACCATCCAACGGCACACGGTGCAGTCCAGCCCCAGTCTATTGAGATCATTTTGAACCACTCCACCGGCACATCAAACGGCTTTACCACGTGGATATCATTCCGCCACATTTTGAAGAACTGTCCAGCAAAGACATTCCAGTCGCCGTCTCGCCACGCTTTCCGCAGCTCGTCAGGCAGTGCATCCAGGAACCTCACATACTCAGGATCGGAATCCATCAGTGTTGGATTGTCGGATATCCGTGCCGGTATAAAAACTCTTGTCCGTCCTGATTCCAGGTCTGGAAATAATTCTCCAGGCAGATTGGGATCTACGAATCGTTCCTTAACCCATTGGTGACCGGATCCGCCTGGATTGGTGGTGGCAAATACTTGTGGTTTTATATCCGACGTGGATCTGCAGCTCGATATAAGTTTTAGATAGTCATCCAGTGTCGGTATGAGCGTTAATTCTTCAATCACAATCTTGTGATATTCGTGGCCGAGATACTTGGTATATGCTGATTCATCCTTCAAGTGACCGGTTCTGATAATAGCACCGGACGGAAATCGGATCACTGCCGGCTTGCCTACCACTTCCGCACCAAATGGTGTATAAAAACGTCTGGCACGGTCTATCCAATCATTCAGATCGTCAGCATTACGCCGGATGACCAAAGCTCGATATTGAGGATCCTTGTGATCGTAGAGCAGCCAACCAAGTCCAGCCTCGGTTTTACCTCCACCACGTGCACCACCGTAAAGTGTCTCGTATGCTGTGGACTTGAGTGCCTTAGTCTGTGGACCAGGATGAGGCTGCCACACTATGCTTTTAGCTTTGTTCATGCTTCCGTCATTTCTTTCAGGATCTTGCAGGATTTATCACATTCAAAAGGCATTATGCGTCGGCTCCGCCAAGTTCTTTCACGATTTCCGGTGTTAGCTCTAATTTCTCGTCCTCATCCTCACGTGCCGGCAATAGCACCATACCATAACTGACCTTGCTGTCAATATCCAACTTGTCCTGGCGTATCACTGGCACTACGCGGTCAGCCACGATCTTACTGGCCACCATTGCGTCCTTGTGCTCACTTTTGGTGCCAAGCGTGTTGGCGACAGCTATAATCTTATTCATCACGGTCAAACACTTCGGATTCTCTCGAAATTTCTTGATTATCTCGTTCGGTTTGCGACCGCCTTTTGGATTACCTGATTGGCCTGGTTTGAATGGCATTTTTTAATTGCTATTTTATTGCTATTTAAGCGTCGTATTGGCGGTCATCCGGATTTGGATCCCAAAGCTGGTCAATTATCATCAGATCAGATCCTTCCTGGTGAATTTTATCGCGTTTTATGTCTTCCAGGACAGTTGGCTGATTGCTTAACCTGGCTGTAATCCAATGTCCGATGTAAAAGAACACTACCGCCGTTACAAATACGCAAATTCCTGTTATCATTACTTTAATGTGAGGTAAGTTATATGATATTGTCTAAAGGTTTTTGACAAACTAAAAGAGATTAACTTGCTTTGTTTCGTCCTTTATTCTTTTGTTGGCAGTATCAACAAATTCCTGGTTGATCTCACATCCAATCCATTCTTTGCCAGATCTTATGCTGGCTATTGCTGTTGTTCCGGATCCCATAAATGGATCGAATACGATATTACCTGGTGTTCTTGCTATCAGTGGCCTGTAAGCGTCAACAGGATCCTGTGCAATATGTAAACGTTTAAGATCTCCATTGTAATTTGTCTGCGGTCCAACAGCACTGATCAGATCGAAGGTTGTGGCACCAGGTACCTTATCCATTTCCATTGTATTATGCGGCCAGCTCATAGCTATTGGTATTATGGTCCTGGTCCATCCAAATCTTTTTGCGTTCCTGCCTGCTGCAACAGAGTTCGGCTTGTGCCAGAATAGCCATTGGTGAAATCCCATGAGTGACTTTTGGACTGTCCACATATTATCCTGGTTGATGAAAATGTAAACTGCATTTTTTGCCAGGCGTTCAAGTTCGCAACCTACAGTCGTGAGCCAATTACTATAATTCATTCTTTTGTCACTAAACTTAAAACCATAATTTTTTCCAACATTAAACGGTGGTGATGTTATTGCTATGTCAACACAATTAGCGGGCCAATCTGATGTAATATCAATATAATTTCCAGTATAGATCTTATTTAGTTTTGGAGCTATACCTGGTTTCGACTTAGGTTGAGAAACGTCCATATACGCTAAATTAGACCTATTGTTTGTTGGGAACGAGTGCGTTTTTATGGTTAACTCTCTCTCTTCTTTTCATTATTAACATTATTATCATTATTGTTAGGTGTCTGTCTGCGTTCCGTCTGCAGTTCGTTTGCTCGTCTATTTGCTCGTCTATTTGTTGGTTGGTATTTATCGTAGTTGAGAATAGTTATCGTCGTGGAAACATTCGTTTTTTGATTCGTTTTTTGTATGTCTATTTGCTCGTCTATTTCATCTGTTTTTCATAAACCCGTCCTGCCAGGCTATTTACTATTTCGGCTGTTATTGGTTTATTCTCTTTCAGTAATTGTTGGATCACTTTCGCATATATGCCGATTATGGTGTTATCGTATCGGCGGCAGTCAGCTTTATTCAATAACATCAGATACCGTTTGAGTATAATCCTTGGTATTTTATCACCACGTTCCAATATAGAGCTCATAACATCCTCATAAGTTTCAATAATGGTCTGGCTACGTGTGTTGGGATTGGTCTTGGCTTTACTGCTCATCATCAATCTCATTCGGCATCATATCAGACAGACTTATGTTGATCTTTTCTTTGGACAGCGATAATCCACGCAACCAGTACAGCCATTTGATATATGTTTTTTCTGACATATCCTTGAAATCGCCAGAGATCCTTTCTCTTGCGGATCTGTTTACTGGATAAATTCTATACGCAAAAGGATTACGCCAGTAATATGCAGTGAAAAAAGGTAGTCCAGCATTATCGCATAGCTTAGTCATAGCCTTGTAACTTGCTGAACTGGTGGGCGGTGGCTCTGGTGCTAAGTGATATTTATAGTCTATTATTGCCACTGGAATAGAGTGACTGTACTCCACCAGCAGATAATCAATGTCCAGGCACGGACAGTTATCTCCGTAGGCCAGGTGCCTTTGTGCCAGGTCGAGATCTCGGAAATACTTTGGGTGTCTTATCTTACTTGCCATAAGATTATGACGGCCCGGCCTGGGAGACTGTGTACCATTGCGAGAGAACACACGTCTGAGGTAGGGTTGTGTGGTGTGACCGAGCCGTCAATTTTTATCCGCGAGGTAGAGGTACATCTGGATCTTAGTGCCAACTATGACTTGTCATTACTTCTTACCTTTATGTTATCCAGAATAGATCTTACTTGTCCTTTGGATCTGAAAATCTCAAACTGAAGTATTCATTTCCAGAATCTGTGGTATTACGCCAAGCAGCAACATTTTTCTCGATGCCTTCCACGTTCACTGTACCAGTCATATCCGGATGTTTGTCCTCGTTCTTGTAATCGTTCTTGAAGATACTTCCAGTATTGTCTTTATGTTTGAACTCACCTTTTCCTGCCATTTTGGATCCTCCGTTTTGTTATTCATTCTGCCATATTCTTGATGTCTTCCTTGATCTCCACAACCAGGTCAATAATCTGCTGGCGGATCTGTACACCAAGCTTATCTTTAGTTTCTTTGGCTGCTATGTAGCCTGCCTGGAGATCATGGATCAGTATATCACATTCTTCCACGCTACTTGGAATTATTACTTTAATTGATTGTATGTTCATTGTCAAAACTCCAATTCATTATGATTTCCGTTCTTGGTTTTAGCGAATAGTGCTTTGAGGTTCTAATTCTTACGATCTGCTTATCATCAGCGTACAGTATGGAATTGGCAGCGTCTTCCACCAGCTTGACGAGATTGCTGAGATCCGGACGAATCGCGTGTGGCACTATCTCTTTTTCTGCTTTCGCTTTCCTGTACTTCGGCCAAGATTTTGGTATTGGCATATAAAACCATAGATCCAGAGTAACCGGTCCTTGTGGCAAAATATCCGGTGCCTGCTGCTGAATCACCACCGCAATATCCTGCTTGTCAGCCTTGCTCGGATCGTATGTATGACCTGACTTGATGTGCCGGTGGCGTTTTAATGCCTTTGGATTACCCAGGACTGTTATCTGTATTCTTTTCATTTCACCCACTAACCATCCTTGCAGGCAATATCTTACTCTTGTGGCATCGTGAGTCTTGCCAGACCTCAAACTTGTCGTAAAAATCTGACACACCGCAATCAGCACAATATCCAATAAAATGTCCGCCCACTGCGGTAGTCTTGAAATCGTTTAAGTTGACCTTGGTATGCTTGTTAGGTCTGTTGGGATCGTACCTCAAGTAATCCTCGAAAAAGAACCGTATGGCAGGACGGTTTAATATGCTGCCAGCCTCGTACTGACGATTCATTTCTTCCAAATATGGCTCGTAATAATCAAGAGACTTGTGCTCCAAATGCTGCCTGATTATTCGTGATTGACTTAGATTGGGTAATTCCTGTGGTAATAGCTGTGAAGACTGTTTTCCAAGATATAAAGCGAAAAAGCGAATCAACAAACTTGGGGGCGTGTTTTCTTTTTCTTTTCCCATTTCTTTTTCTTTTAAGTCTTTAACATCTATTATATCTATACATCTTCTTGTAGTATCACCAAGCGTATCACCAAGCGTATCACCAAGTGTATCACCAAGCGTATCACCAAGCGTATTATTTACGGCTTTTTTGTTGACTTGATATTGCTCGTAATTAGCTATTTTTATTAGAGTAAAATCGTGATCGTTATTGGTAGTTATCATTGTATCACTTTTTAACAGTTTTATGAATCTGTATAGCCTTTTTTGTGACCAATTCCATTTCCTCATCAGTTTTCTCATTG